GTTGTAACCGTATTTCCACTTCTTACCTCTATTCATTCTGGTAATAGTGGTTCTTTTTATCGGTTCAACCGTATTAACTAAACTTTGCTTGTACATTACTTAGATCTACCTTCTGCGAATCCTTTAAAGACTTTTTTCTCTGCCTCTTCAGGTGCCTTGCCCTCCAAAAGGTTTTCTTCTTCTTGAATTCTGTTAAGTATTTCGAATGCGTCAAATATAGCTAGTTTTTTAGTAGCCGCGGCGTTCTTTAGTCTATCTGCTGATATATCATCATCGCTATCGACGATGGGTTCTTTTGCGACTTTAATCAGTTCTTCAACTGCTTTCTGCCCAGCTTGGATTATACTCTTCTTCGTTTCCTTCGTATTCATATTTAATTGTAATAAATTGCGTCATAACTCTATATAGTCTCTTTCCATCGACTACAAACTCGTATGTTGAAAAAGGTGTAAATCCTACCAGATCTCCTTTTTCGTAAGAACCATCAGTATGCTTAATAATACCGATACATGATTCTTCTTGATCCACTCCTAAGTGTTTTCTTTCCTTTATGGGTTGCACAAAACAATATCCTCTAGGAGCTCTCCACTCTCCGTTTCTTTTGTATAAAAACACTTGGTCTTCTTTTACAATATAAGTGTTTTCATCAAAATAACTTCTACTATTCTTTTCATTACCTCTAACGTCGTGCCAACGTCTAAATACGTTATGATGTGTTATAATAGTATCTCCAGGTTGTATATCTGTTTCAAAAGCTGTAGGAACTGATTTAACAATAGCCTCTCTATTTACAAATTGATGATTATAAACCTCAGTGTTAATTATAAGATCTTTATCTCCAACTTTAGTAGTATTGTTGTATCTATTTCCTTTTGGCTCTATAACAAAGTCAAAAGGCGCTCTCATTAGTACTCTAGATTGTACTCTACAGAGACGGCCATATTCTTGTTAAAGTCTTTCCATGGTAGCACATCTTTGTTTTTCTTGATATAAATAGAATATTTATCTTTCTCTTCTATAATATCAGATATTGTATGCCCACCATAAACCTCTTGACCAACAGCATAATGCATAGCGTCGTTTTTGTAGTCTTTACCTACAGTAATTTTCCTAATCAGTTTTGACATCTTCCTTGTGATTTATAGTACCATCTTGAATGTTAATGTCAGCTGTACCATAAGTCCTTTCAAAGTCGACTTGCATTTTACCTAACTGTTCTTGTAATACAGATACGTGGTGTAAAAGATTATGCTTTTTACTTTCCATAGATCCAACCTCTAGTTGCGCCCTATTTATATCGTTAATTACTGATTGTACTTGATTTAATTCTTCGTTTGTAATTTTAGAAGGTTTTTCAGCCTTCAACTCCTTGATTTTTTTGTTCGTGTTCTTTGCCATTTTATTTAATTTAAGTTAATTTAATTTGTTTGTTTATTTTTCAAATGATAATAATAATGTTATTGGTGTCGTGTTATATACTAATTTTTCATCTGTAGTAGCATTTGCTGAATTATTTTCAAGAGTTATTGATGTTGCTGAATCAACTGTTTTAACTGTTCCAAAAAGCAAACCGTCTTCATCTCTTAGGATATCTCCAGGACCACAAGTAATAACAGCGGACACAGTTTTAACGGTTATAGTAGGCGACGAAGTTGATTGAGTGCCATCAGATACTACCGTTGAAGCTCCCCAGTTGTGAGTACCTTTTGATACCGCTGCTACATATAATTTGTCATACCCAACGTTTGTTCCGCTATCTGGAACACCTTGTAATACTAATGCGTTTTCTACAAACCCAAAATTTGAAGTTCCAGCGGTTGATGCTGCTCCAGCATTTGGTTGTGGTGATAGTACGTTACCAGTTATAAGGTCGGCATCATTTTTGAAAAGACTTGCGTCAACATATGTTTTACCTTGTATATTATTAAACCATCCAAACGTATCTACAGCAGCGCCTTCGTCTCCTAATGTTACTGGTGCTGTTCCATTAGCGTTTCCTTTCGCAAAGAAAAGCTCAAAATCAGTTGGCGTGTAAGCTACTCCGTTCTTACCTGTATACAGAATAGTTATCCCTACTAATCTAGACGCTCCTTTAGGCACATCAAATCCTGCCCAATCAAACAGCACATCTGCATCATTAAAGTTACCTGCCGCTAAACCAGCTACTGATATTGGAGGTTTTACTGTTGTATTAAAATATTTTCCCATTTTATTTATTTTTTTACTTTTTCTAGTGATCTACCACCGAAGTAAGCACCAATCACTGTTATTAATACTAATTGTAATAAGTCTACCCATGAAGCTTTAACCTCAAAAGCAATAACACCAGCATCGATAAAAACTAACAATACTGTTGATACTACTAGAAATATTAAAACTAGTGGTCTTATATTTTTGCTTAACCAAGAGTCAGATGCCATATCCATTTTCCAACGCTCAGTTATATTTTTTTCCATCTCTATTTCGTAACTAGAGATTAATTCTTTGATTTTTTGTTCAGCTTCAAGCTTTTCTTCCTTAGAAGTATGTAAGTTATCTATAACTCCACCTACGCCTTCTACTAATTCTTTAGCTCCACCTGAAAATATACTTGCTAATATACTCATAATTTAATGATTTCCGTTATTAGCGTCGTTTTCCCAGGGAAACTCGCCGTCTCCAGCTTCTTTCCATTCTCCATAGATATTTATCATATCTCTACCATTTATAGTTTCTCTAGCAAACGTATCGCCATTGTATTTTATGTAATCATCTCCATACTCCAACTTACCAACTCTCATATCGGTAGCGTGTCGCATTTCATGATTTATTACTTGTCTCTCTTCAAAACTCCCAGGTTCTAGTTTATTGC